CAGATTGAAATGGTAATCCCCCAATCTTTTTTTTCAGACCTGTCCAACAGCATAGCGGAACCGCTGAAATCACTGGAGGTGCCCCAAGCACAGATTGAAATGGTAATCCCCCAATCTTTTTTTTCAGCCCTGTCCAACAGCATAGCGGAACCGCTGAAATCATTGGAGCTTCCCCAAGAGCAGGTAGCGATAGAAAATGTTGTGACACCGTTAAATTCTATTTCAAATGCCGTCGAAAGCATTTTGTCGGAACTGAAAAATCGGAAACCCGCGCAGATTAGTGTATCACCGAATCAGAATATCAATTTAGCCGGAGCCTACGTTTTCGACAACGCGATGAAAAAAGCTTTGGTTGACGATATAACAACCAGAATTGTCGACGCGATAACCCAAGCAGTAAGTCAAGCGACGAATCAAAATTTTAGTTATGGAAGTTAATTTGTCTCAAAAAAAAAAAAAAAAATGAAATGAAATGAAATGCTACAGAATCGAAAAACTTTTTTAATACATAAAGGATTTTTGTGGCAGATATAGAATAAATCGTAGCGGCAACCAAAAAAAGCCGCAAACGGCTTATATGGAAAGCCTGACTAAATATATTAATTCTTTTCCATGAGAAACAAACTTTTTAGTATCAAGGCTGATGTTTCTAACTTATTTTTACCAAACATTTTTGGTAGGTACCAACATTTATTGTTAGGCGAATAACTGTTTCGCCAGAGGCAACAAAAAAACCTTCAAAGTGAATTCACAAAGCAAAATTTTGTTAGCAAATGCTAGCAGTTTACTGTTAAGGAGTGTATACCAATGTCAAGAATCCGTGTCAACCCTGCGAAGCTCCGAGAGCTTATCATGGCAAAAAAAATGACAATCACAAAAGCGGCGGAGTTTTTGGATATGAAACCGTCAACTTTATCACGCCTTACCAGTAATGATATTTGTTCCGTCAATATAGAGACTGCTCGAAAACTGAATGAGAAATTCGGCTCGGCGGTTTTTGAAAAGGAAGGAGATAATTTTTTGGTACAAGATTTTACTTTACCGCCCCAGACGATTTTTAAGGTAATTAAAAAAGACAAGGGTAGCAGACGGGAGTTCAATGACACCCTGAACGCTACGATAGAGCAAGTGGAAAAGGCAGGCTACATTTTGACCGATGTTTATGTTCACGATAAAGACAGCTTGCTGAAGTTTGAAAGGAAAAAGGTGGAATAGCACATGGAGATTAGAGAGCTTTTACAAAAACGCGCCAGTCTTTGGGACGAGGCGAAGAAATTTCTTGACACCCACACCGACAAAGATGGCACAATCTCAGCCCGAGATTTGGCAACCCTCCAAGAAATGGAAGCAGATATTGACGCACTGTCACAGACGATTGAACATTACGAACGCAACGGCAGATTGGGCGCGGAAATGGACAAGCCGTTTACCATGCCGATAAAAGAGCAACTGCATAATCCTTTTGAGAACACAATAAAAAGTCGCAGAGGTGTTTCAGGTGACGCGTACCGAACCGAATTCTTGAGCCAAATCCGAACAGGCTTTAAGACTGCACAAAATTATTTGCAAATCGCCGCCCCTCCGTCTCAAGGTGGTTATCTGATACCGACAGAATTTGATGCCGTCCTGCAATCCGAACTCGAAAATGAAAATGTCATGCGTCAAATCGGGCGCGTGATTCAAACGCGGTCGGAACACAAAATCTGTCTTGTTGCCACGAAACCGCAAGCGTCATGGGTTGCAGAGGGACAATCTATCAATCTCGACACAGAAACTTTTGCTCAAATCAGCTTATCGGCATTCAAGCTTGCAGTCGGAATTTCTATTAGCAACGAATTATTGCAGGATTCTTTCTACGACCTTGAGGCGCATTTATCTACGGAGTTCGGAAAGTCACTTGCAAGGGCGGAAGAGCAAGCATTTTTAACCGGGACAGGCTTTGGACAACCAACGGGCATTTTGTACACAATATCAACCGATAGTAACTGCTACATCAGCACCGCCGCGTCGTCCGCTATATCAGTGGACGACCTAATCAACTTGCAATATTCCGTACCGAGACCGTACAGAAAAAAAGCTTGTTGGCTAATGTCAGATGAAACCGTTGCAAAAATCAGAAAGTTGAAGGACAGCACGCAAAATCTAATTTGGCAGGCAAGCCTTACTGATTCGGAGCCGCCGAAACTTTTGGGAGCACCCGTATACACTTCGCCTTTTATGCCCACCGCGTCAAGTCACAATATCCCCGTGCTTTTCGGAGACTTCAACGCGTTTGTAATTGGTGAACGTGGGCAGAAAATCTTCAAACCCCTTCGCGAGTTGCACGCTTTATCCGACATAACGACGTTTCTGATGATTGAGCGAGTCGATTCTATTCTTACCGACCACAAAGCCGTAAAAGGACTGTTTGTTTCCTGAAAAGAAACGTAAAGGACTGTTTGTTTCCTGAAAAGAAACGTGAAGACTGTTTGTTTCCTGAAAAGAAGAATGCCGCTTTTTAGGCGGCATTCTTCAAAAATGGACACACAATAAAATATAAGCGAGGTAATTATATCATGACAACTGCAAAGATTCAAGTTTTAGCAAACCTGCCGGAAGAAATTCGGACACAACCGCGTTTTTTCCCCGTCAAGCACGATAAAAAACCGAAGCAAAAAGGCTGGAGCGACCCTCGCACCCAAAAATATTTCAACGCGGTTGAAGGATTAGCAGGATTCGATACAGCGGGGCACGGAAAAGGCGACGATTATTTGTTTCTCGACTTTGACCACGTCTTAACCGACAATGGCGAATTTGTCACGGCTGACGCCGAGCAATTTTTCTATCGCATTCACAATCAGCTGAAATCCTATTGCGAGCTGTCCGCAAGCAAGCACGGACTACACATTATCGCCAAACCCACAGAAGGCAAATTCGAGAAAATTTCTTCGGGCAAAAACGGCAGAATTTACTTTAACACAGACAAAACCGCCTTTTTAGAGATTTTTTACAAAACAGGCGGGCGTTATTGTTTGTTCACCGGAGACGTTTATCAATGCGAGCCAAACGCGCCTATAACGCACGGACAAACCGTTGACGACGTTTTTCAAGCCATACTCGACGAAATAGACAAGAACAATCCAAAGCCAAAAAAAACGAAACAGGAGCCTAATTCCGGCGTGCAAACGAAAGCTCAAACAAACAATCCTGCCGACGATAATTGGCGGGGCGATGACTGGCGGGAAAGGGGAAATTGTTGTACTGAATTCGATTTGTGGCGGGCAACAAAAATGCTTGAATTTATTCCTGTTGCCTCGCTTAGCCGTGATGATTGGTGGCATATCGGAGCCGCGCTAAAAAACAATGGTAACACTTGCGCCGATTGGGAGCAATGGAGCCGCCCCGATGAACGCTTTAAGGAAGGCGAATGCGAACAGCAATGGCAAAGCTTTAACGGTAACAGCTGGACTATCGCCACTATTTCCGAAATTGCTCAAAGCTATGGTTACGATTCTAAAGCCGCTTGGAAAGAATGGTGTGAAATGCACCCGGAATCAATGCCCAGAGTTATTAATAAACCTAAAACCGCGCCGATGGACAACGACGAATGCGAAGACGACGGCGAAAAAGTGAAAAATTGGACGACACAAGACTTGATTAAATCCTGCCCTGTAAATTTACTCATGCCCTATGGCTTCAGTATCGAAGAACACAAAACGCTAAAGATTGTCGAAAAAAAGAACGGCGACTTAGTAGAGATTTGTATAGCAAGGACACCGATTATCCCGACTAAAATTTTTCGCGAACCCAAAAAGCGCAAGTACACTTACGAGATAGCAATTCTAAATCGCGGCAAGTGGCAGACTACGGAAATCGACGGCAAGGCACTTGTCGACGCTAAAACTATCAGCAACCTTAACGATAATGGAGCGTTGATTCTCGAACCCAAAGAACTTTGTCGTTTCCTCACCGACATCATCAGCCTAAATCCCAAACTCAAAGAAGTAAAAGCCTACTCGCAAACGGGCTGGACTGATGACAAATTCACAAATTTTGCCTTTGTCGGCAATGACGACTGCATTATCCGCCGCGCAGGTTTTGACTTCGAAAGAGAGCTTGCCACGCGTGGCGACGCTGAACTTTGGAAAAAGAAATTTGTCGAAGTCGCCGACAAGGGCGGAGCTATTTCACATGCTTATATCGGAACAGCTTTATCGGCTATCCTTGCACGTCCGCTTAATATCCCGAACCCGCAAGCGCACTTATTCGGAACGAGCGGCGGCGGTAAAACCGCATTGCAAAAATTCACCGCAAGCATTTTCGGCAATCCTCAAAAACTCAAGCGAAGCTTTGCCGCCACAAACAAGAATCGCCAATTAGTCGCCGCCGCATTTTGTGACCTGCCGACTTTTTACGACGAACTCGAAACAATTCAAAACAAATCGGCTGAAGAGACCTTAGCTAACGACGTTTATAACTTCGCCGACGGGAAAGGCAACCAAGCCAACAAACGCGACGGAACTGCACGCGAGACTTTTGAATTTGGCGGGGCTCGCTTGACCACTGGAGAACGCCCAATCCTCAAGCAAAATGACCTGCGCGGAGCTTATAAACGCCTGTTGCAGTTTGGAATTCATGACCAAATTTTTGATGACGACTTCGCTACCGACTTGCATATCTTTTCCGAGTTGAACTTTGGACACTTCGCAAAGCAATGGATTCAATTCGCAACAATCCACATGAAAAGGATTCAAAAAGAATATCAGCACTTCGCGAAAAGCGACCCCACAACTAAAAATTATGAGCCGACACACTTAAAAACACTCGCCGCAAGCCTTGTTGCCTTTGAATTTTTCAAGGTTATGTTAGGTGTAACCGACAAATTCGACGACGTAGAGCTTATCCGTGATAGACGTTATCTTATCGATTATCAACTGCCGACACTCGAACAGATCGACGACACCACACGCGCTATCGAATTCTTGAAATCTTTCGTTGCCGGTAATGACAAAGCATTTGTGCATGAGGTGGAAAAGCCTGAATTCGACAACGAGTTTACTCAATCTACTTACGAATGCTTAGGCAAAAAATTTAAAAATGGCGAAGTCGCTTTCCTGCCACATTCTTTCACAGAGATTTTGGAGAAACGCGGCGGCTTTGATAGTGCTGATAAACTTCGCAACGACTTTTGTAACAAAGGCTTTTTACGTCATGCAAAAGGAAAATTTACTTTCCTAACGCGTTTTGCTGGAAAGCCTACTAAGATGATTCGATTCACCGCAGGTGTGTTATCTACGCCGGAGACTGAAGAAAATGACGTCGCTCAAGCCGATTAAGTGTAACCCCGTAACCCCTAAAACAAGCTAAGGGGTTACGCTAGGGGTTACGCTAAAAAACTGCGTCACTACTAGATAAAAATATATGTGTAACCCCCGTAACCCCTACACATATACATTCTCTTTAGCAAATTTTTTTTTCCACTTTCAAACAACACAACAACACAAAACACACCCAAAAAAATTCACTGGAATATTTGTATTTTTTGGGGGTTACAGGGGTTACAGGGGTTACAGCCTAGTGGTACCGCGACCTTTGGGGGTTACGCAGGGGGTAACGCGGGGTTACGCAGGGGGTAACGATAAAGAAAGTTAGCAAAGTGCCTTCATAGTGAAATCAAAAGAAAAGAAAGTGATAGCATGGCAAGACGACAAAACCGCAGGCGAAATGATTTACGTAGTTTCCTGCGAGAATTGCAGTTAATGGGCGCACATGTTGCGACGGCGGCAAAAGAAGTTATAAGACGTGGAGCGGAAGCTGTTGCAAATGACGCGAAAGCGCGTTGCCCTGTAAAAACAGGAACGTTGCGCGATTCGATAAAGACCGAGTGTCAAGATGACGGCGCAAGTTATAAAGTCTCAGCGTTGTATTACGGGCGGATAGTTGAGTTAAGTCCGAGAATAAACAAGCCCTTTTTATTTCCTGCTTTAGAACAGAATGTAGGTAATATTTGTTCTGAAATGGAACAGAATATAAGGCGAGAATTGCAAAGACTGTAGGGTGGAGCAAATTTCTAATCGGTATCGCCTTCCCGACCCCGCCACCCCGTTACACAAAAAAATTTGGAATCAAACGCGGGTATAGCATTACTCAAATTTGTATTAAAGGAGTTGATAGGTAATATGTCAGCAAATACGGGAATGTACGCAGATTTTTACGCGAACATAGGCTTGGATTTAAGCCAGTTGGAAACAGGCTTTGCAGACGCAAGCAGGACGATAGAGCAAAATGTGCGTCGCTTGAATCACGAAAGTAATTTGATTCGTCTACGCTCCGAAGTTGAAATTGCAGGGCTTGATGAGGTAGCCGACGCAGAAAGAATTGTTCAGGTAAGGACAAATGCGCTTAATCAGCAGATGACAATACAACGAGACAGAGTAAGGTTGCTGGAAGCGGAATTACAGCATTTGACGCAAACTTTAGGAGCCGAATCAAGCGAAGCACAACGGACGGCAACAAGGCTTGAGCGGACGCGGTTATCGCTTGCGAACATGGAGCGAGAACTTAGAAATTTGAACAACACGCAGTCGGAATCAAATAATATTTTCGGCGAGCTAAGAAATATGTTGCCGTCGATGCCGAATAAATTTCAAGCGGCGGCGGCAGGCATAGGAGCAATCGCCGCCTCGTCGGGCATGGCGGCAAAATCGGTAGAAGAACTGCTAAATGATTTTCGTGAACTGCAACAGCAAGCGTACGAGTTGAATATGCCGATAAGCAGGACGAGAGATTTTTTACGGCAGTTGCGTTTAGGCGGCGGCGATATAGGAGACTTTGAAGGTTACATTCGCGGCATAACCGACGCTTTTGTAAAAGGTGAAGCCGATGACCCGGAATTTATAGCCTTGCGTAAATATGGAGCTGTGATAACCGACCAGACAGGCAGATTGAAAGACTTCAAAGATATTGCCGACGAAGTTTATCAGGCGTTCAAAAAAGCTGATGAAGCGGGCGAAGGAATAGAATTTCTGCAGTTGACAGGCGGAGAATCAGGAATCCGCGACGCCATTCAATTCTTCAAACGCTATGAAGAAGCGGTAGCCGACGCCCAAAAGATAGTGCAATCGAACATTGACGCAACACAGTTGCATGAGTTAGATAGAGCAATGAAATTGGTTGCGGAACAGGCAACCGAATTGAAAAACGCGCTCGGAGATATTTTTGTTCCGGCGGCGCGATCGGCAGCAGAAAGTTTTTTTGAGACGTTGCGCGAAGGTACAAAATACTTGACCGAAAACAAAGACGCGATACAAAGCTTTGGATTTATCGCGAAGGAGACTTTTCAAACGGTCAGCAGTGGAGTTCAGCAAGCGTTAGCGACGATAGGCAAGAAAATTTCCGAAGTCAACGAGATAGCAAAAGGCAAGACAGGCGACGCCCGTGTTGATAAAGTTTTGGGAGATATGTCGTGGCGATACGTCGATTTTCAGAAAGCGTACGGAGTCGACGCGATGATAAGCGGGCAAGTCAACGAGACCGCCAAATCATTCGGAATAATGGACAGCATTATTGAACGTGCAAAGCAGAAACAAGCCGAATATAACGCCGAACTAAAAAAGACTGCAGAGCAAATCGCCGCTAATGATAGAGAACTTGACAGAAATCCTTTGAATCAATATGCACTGCAGAGAGTTCAGCAGTTCAAAGACGAGCTTGCCGACTTAAGAGTTGACCTTGACTTTGAAGACGAATTTGAGAAAGCCCGGGCGAGGCTTGATATATGGTTTGAACAGGAATTTACACGCAAGAATTATCTTTCCGAAGCCGAAGAAAAAATAATCAGGGAATTATACGACGCAAAATTGGAAAAAATTAACGCCGATTATCAAGCCGAATTGGAAGCCGCCGAAGAGCAAGTGCAGGAACATTTTCGGAACGCCGCTGATATTGAGTACGAAATAACGCATACGGCGTACGAGAAACAATTACGTGATATTGAACAGTGGCGCGACGCCAAAATTAAAGCAGGTGAAGACGCCGCCGCAATTATCGCCGAATCAGCGGCGAAAGAGGCAGAGGCATTCGAACGTGAAGTAGACAGAATCAAGGATTTGACTCAAAGCTTTGAGGATGAAATCTTTGAAATGGAGCATAGCCGATATGAAAGCGACATTCGCCGAGCTTTGCAGAAAGCTCAAAAGGGTTATGATGAAGGCGTCGCCCCCGATATAATTTCTCGCTGGCTAAGCAAAAAAAGAGCCCTGTTTGATACCAGAGCGGCAGAGTCACGAAAAAAAGGCGACGACTATGCAAAGTCACCAACAGGGGAGATGGTAATGTCCTGGAACGGCTTGCCTATGCTACAACAAAGTACAAGATTAATGACGGACGAAAATCAAATCCGCGGACGGCTGATAGACACATTAAGCGACGAGGCGCAAGCGACAGTCGCGCGCATTCAAGCGATTAAGGATATGCCGGCGTCGCCGAATATAGCTGTTCCGTTCTCAAGCGCACCGCTCGGAGACAAGACAATCATTGAAGGAGACACGATAACACAACTATCAATGTTAGATTTTCAAAAAGAATTGGCAAGAGCTAATCAAATGCAAGCACAGATTGAAACGGTAATCCCCCAATCCTTTTTTTCAGACCTGTCCAACAGCATAGCGGAACCGCTGAAATCATTGGAGGTGCCCCAAGCACAGATTGAAATGGTAATCCCCCAATCTTTTTTTTCAGACCTGTCCAACAGCATAGCGGAACCGCTGAAATCATTGGAGGTGCCCCAAGCACAGATTGAAATGGTAATCCCCCAATCTTTTTTTTCAGACCTGTCCAACAGCATAGCGGAACCGCTGAAATCACTGGAGGTGCCCCAAGCACAGATTGAAATGGTAATCCCCCAATCTTTTTTTTCAG